CCATTTATAACAAATACAAATAATTGCCCTTTCTTGTATTATGTTTGAATAGTCAATGTTTTTCTTATAACCAGCTTCCCAAAATAAACCAATGTTTGGACTTGTTTCAATGTCAAAAAAAAGCCTTTTGCGTTTTGTTTTTGTTGTTGCCATAGTTTTGGTTTTATGCGATACTATTTAGAATTAAATCCGCTTCTTCTTCTCTACGTTTGACCAAACCATCCAATCCAACATTTTCCCAAAGTCTTTTAGACCTTTCTATTTGGTCAGCTATGCCCTCGTAATCTGCTTTTGCCACAAGATTAACTATTGCTCTCATTTCTTTTCGCCTATCACCATCTAACTTATTTCCCCTGTTATAAATCATTGAAACCAACGCACCTCTTGTGTCCTCGTTTAAGGTGTCAAGTTCTGGATATATTGCCTTAGTCAAAGCATAGTATTTAGGTAGCGACTTATTAACGAATACATCATAGGCAAAATTGTATGGAATCCTAACTTGTAGTATTTCGCCACGCATCATTGATTTAACGGCTTCGCCTTTTATTCCTACCACTTTCCTTAACGCATTAATAAAGTTCAAATTTAAGCCTTGCCAATCGCTAAAAAACTGCTTTTCGGTTACATAACCCAAATCATAACCCAAGCCAATCGTACATCCCGAATCGCCTCCAGCCCAAATAGGCTTTTGGTATCTTTTTTCATACACGGCTCTGCCTCCGACCTCGTGCTTAATTATCATTTCAATTGCCTTCTTGGAAATCATAATACTTGATTTATGAAGTAAACTAATCCAATTACCCACAATACAAAACCAATTGTAAATGCTCTTTTTTCGTTGTTTTTCATTATTTACTGAATTTATCAATAGTTGTTAAACCTGCAAATGCCATACTCATATAAAAAACTAAATCCCCTAAATGGTCGCTTTTAGTTATTAAAAATGTAACATAAAGACAAATTGAACCAATAAAGGCTAAAACTCGCTTATGGCTCATTGCACCAACTTCATCACTAAACATTGAAATAATAAACTTTTTCATATTAAAACTTTTTATAGTAACCAAAAGAATATCCGTTCATTGTTGCCGTTGCCGTATATAAGGTGTTTTTAGCCGTTTTAAGGGCAATTGAACCGCCAATACCAATTTGACCATTTGAGTGCTTTAAATCGCCTATAAATCCCAAATAAAGCTGGTTCTTTGACTTTGGCTCTATTAACTTGGTAATTGTTATGGTCGGAAGGTTAAAATTGGCACTAAAACCCCTGCCTTGTATCTTATTTTGACTAATTGTGTCTTGTATGTATGCGTATCCAATAGAATCTATGCGCATAGTATCGGAATAAACCTTGACTTGGTTATAATCCTTTACGATTGTAATTGTGTCGGTAACCCTATCTATAATGTAAATTGTGTCTAAAACGACAAAAGGGATTGAATTTCCCTTTATAAACTTAGTAAAAGTTTTCTCTTGGTAAACTGTATCAGTTACGATTACAGGTTCACTTTTGGTGTATCGTGCCTCACTTGCGACAAAAAAGATTAGAACCGCCGTTAATAGAACGATTACTATCTCTTTCATTACTTAAATCTTTTGGTAGCTTTAATGTAATACCTCGCAGCTAAAATACCAGAAACAATAGCAATCAAACTCGCTATTAAAGAAACTATGGGCTGCACATTTGCAACACTAATAAATGCGGATGTTCCGCTAACAATAGTTAATAAGTCCGATTGATTGCTATTATGTACCATTAGTCTTCGTTTTTAGGCTCTTTTTGTGGTGGATTTTGGTTTTGTGCAATTTTGCCTAAATAACCTAAAATTGGATTAGCAAATTTTGCTGGGATTTCCATTAAATAGGCTTCTAATTCTTTGATTTGTTCAGTCGTTAAATTTATCATAGTTTTTATTTTATATACAAATATAGTTAAATATTCAATTAAATTGCTTCTTCAATAGATTCTTCAATAATTGGTTTAGGTACAGGAGGTACATAATCACCTGTAATTGTTAGGTTAAGTTCAGCAGCAACCCAATCCCAAGCATAAGAATCCACAGTCCATTGAGTGTATGCTTCGCCTGTCATATATAAGTTACCTTGAGCAACTTGACTACCTTGACTGCCATCTGCATTTTCAGCAAATAAAGCGTAATAAAAAGTAGCACTTGTTCCTAAAGTTACAATTACGGCATAAGCGTTTAAAATCTTAGCCTCTAATACTTGTCCGTTGTCCCAAATTGAGACTGGTTGAATTGTTTTCATTTTATTTATTTTTTATTATTATCCACAATGTAAAGTAGCTGCTATTAAATAGCTTCCATCTTCATAAATTGTTATTTTGTTTGTTGATACTACTTTAGCTATTGTTGATGAACGCATAATATCATCTTCTTGAATCTTTGCAGTTCCATCACCATTGCTTTGTAATAAATCACCCATAGATATATTTTGACTTGAATTTACTCTTATATAACCTAATCCAACTGCTGCAACGTAAAAGTCATTTGATGTTTTCCAGTTTTCATCCCAAGCTAAAAATACTCCATAAACATTTTTACTATTTATTGTATCGCTTATTTTTGATTTTGGTAGTCTATCATTTTGCTCATTTTCCCAAACGCACATTTCATCAATAGCTTCTAAAATAGTTCCTTTTAATATTTCAGTTTTAGAACCATCTTGTAATTGAGACCAGTGACTACCTAAAAATGAATTATAAGAAACTGTATTACCAGAAACAGAAATATTTCCTTCTAATGCACCATCTTGTTCAAAATCTATTAAACCACCATCAGATTGTGTTCTATTAACATTAATTGGAGTTGCGTTAACATTTTGAACACTAAGCCTATATCCTCTATCATCAGTTCTACCAATTGCAACATTTCCGCCCGATGAGATACGCATTCTTTCAGTAACAGTACCAAAAACTAATGCTCCTGTATATTGATTTATTAAAGCCACATCTCCAGCTACTGTACCTGTAACAAATTGATTTGCTGTCGTTGCTGCTCCTAATACACCACCTATTGTTGGAGAAGTAATTGTATTGGTAAAAGTAATCGCAGGTGCAGTTCCTGCTGCTTTGATTTGATTCGCAGCAGAAGTTGAATAGAATAAAGCACCATTTGTACTACCACCATTTACATAAAGTTCATAACCAGCATCTGTTGTAGTATTTATAAGCACATTACCACCCGATGTGATTCTCATTCTTTCGGTACCACCTGTTTCTAAAACCAACGGTATACTTGTAACTGAACCAATGTTTAATTTGCTACCTGCCCTATCTGCATACCAATGTCCAACAATACTACTATCTAAATACAATCTATAAAAAGCATCGCCTGTTGTATTTGTTCTTGCAGAAATGCCACCAATTGCTTGTAATGCAGTATCAGGCGAACTCGTTCCGATTCCAACGTTACCACCGCTTGTGATACGCATACGTTCTACTGAATCAGTAATAAAAGCTAATGGGTATCCTTGTAAAACTCCAATATATCCTGTATTATTTGATACGCCCGTTGCGGTACTTCCTGAATTATTAAAACCTAAAACAGTATTTGCAACACCTGAAGCCGTAACAAGTATTCTTGTATTAACTGAAGTTCCTGTAAAATTAGATTCGGTAGCTGCCGTTACACTACTTGAGAATGTAGCAGCACCTGCCAATGATATTGTTAAAGCAGGACTACTATAAGAACCACCTCCATAACGTGATAATTTATAATTACCACTTGTATCTGCCCATTGTCCCCATCCTGCATTTAAAGCATTACTTTGTGCTAAAGTAAATCCATAAGTGTCTGAGGAATTTTGTACTATCAATGCTCCGCTAAACCTTCCTGTACCATTAACATCTAACTTATATCCTGCATCGGTAGTTATGCCTACTGCTAAGTTACCATTAGCAAACAACGTCATTGCTTGGGTAAAGGATATAGCGTTACCTGCCGTTCCAGAAGGTGCGTTGTAGAACCTAAAAACACCGCCATTCATTTCCAAACGAGTTACTGCGTTAGTCGTGATATATTTATATGTACTATCGTAGTAGTAATTTGTTCCAACTTCTCCGTTATTACCTGCGGCAACAAATCGCCCACCTGAGCTAATTTCAATATGCTTTACATCGCCTGTGCCGTTTGTTGGTGTAACTCCTAATCCTAAATTGCCTGAAGTGGTAAGAATCATTCTATATGCCGCACCTGCATTATTATACCATACAAATCTATCAGAAGCCGTATTTTCTAAACCGACTTGCCATTTAGTAGAGCCTGAATTTTGAAAACCAATTAAAGGGTCTGTGCCATTAATTGATAAAATACCCCCATTAGTTGTAGTATTAATGCCAACAAAACTTCCATTATCATAAACTACACTATTCCCTATTGTACTTGCACCCGTAAACTTAGGTAGGTAGTTTGTTGTACCTGTTCCTGTTACAGGGTTAGTTAAAGCGTTCTGCTTGTTGTTAAACGTAGTCCAATCGGTACTTGATAGTAAACCATTTTGTGAACCACTTGCAGTTGCAATAGCTAAAGTAATAGTACCACTTGTAGTGATAGGAGTTGAACCAATAGTTACTCCGCTTGTTGCAGAAGATAAACCTACTGAAGTTACAGTTCCTACATATTGGTCAGTATATTGTGGGATATTTAAAACACCTGTTGTTGAGTTATAAGTTGCAGCTCCGCTTGTACCTGTTGTGGTCAAGCTAATTGCTGCTCTTGCTAAAGCATCTGTATATTGAGTAATAGTAGAAGCTATCGTAAACGAAGGATAACTACCACTAATTGATATTCCTGCACCTGCCGTTAAAGAAACAGTTTGGTCTGGAGCAGAGTTAGTAATTACCCCTGTTGTATTGTTGTAGCTTATTCCTGTACCTGCACTTAAAGAAGTTAAGGTTATAAAATTAGAGCCATTTGTGATTTGGTTATTATTGGTAGGTATTGTTATTACCCCTGTAGTGCTATTGTAAGCACCACTACCAGCCGTAAAACTTAAAGCAGCTCTTGCCCTTGCATCCGTAAAGTAAAGGTTTGTATTCTCAGTTACTTGACTTGTATTGTAATCACCACTAACCGCTACAACTGCACCTGTTCTACCAAATACACTTGTAACTGCATCAGTATTATCATCAGTCCAAGAAGCCGTAATAGTACCTGCATCTTGTTGTGTTAAAGTTAAAGTCTTTGTAGTAGTTCCTGTTACTGCTGCTGAAACAATCATATTGTTATAAGCAGTATTAAAATTAGTCCAATCTAAGTTATCTAAATAACCATCAACTAAACTTGTAGCTGCTGGTATTGATATTGTATTGCTTGTGTTAACTAAAGGAGCAGTAAATGATAATGCAGCTTGTTTGTTATTAAACGTACTCCAATCCGTTGAACTTAACTTACCTGTATTTGTAGCCGAAGCAATAGGTAGGTTAAAAGTATGCGTATCACCACTTGAAACAATGTTAAAGTCAGTTCCGCTTGTTCCTGTGGTTATAAATTGTGATTGGTCAGTTAGGTTGTTTAAAGAAACCATTCCTTTTGACAAAGTAGTAACTACTTGACATAAATGGCTATTCTCGGTATGTAAAGTAACTGTTCTACCATCTACATTTACATATATTCTAATTGCTAACCTATCCGTTAATGCTAATGTAGCAGTAGCTACAGGTATTGCAAAATAGTAAGGGTTAATTACAGTTCCTTGAGTGATATACTCTGGAACTCCAACGCTACTACCTAATAAGGTAAAAGTAGTACCATCGTACTTATAAAGTTCAGCATAAGTATAAGGATTGCCAGTATCGTTACTAACACTAAAATAGAACTCTAGATTAAAGTTACCGCCAGGAATTAATATTACATCAGGATCGTTAACATCAGTAATGTAACTCGCTACATATCCGTTAGCAGAAATGGAAATGTCTGTTCCAGCACCTATGATTGGTTCTTTACTTAACTCTCTATATGCCACCCCACCTATTGTACCTTGTGAAACACTTGAGTTAAGATAGTAACTAACCGAACTACCACCACCTGTTGATGTAGGGAAATCAGCTAAAGTACCATCCCCTCGTACATATTGAGAAGCAGCACCATCCAAAGCGGTTATTACACCACTATTAGCCACTACTGGACCTTGTATATCCCTAATCTTTGCTTCGCCTGTAACTAAAATTTGACTCATAATATTTTATTGAAATAATCCTCTAATATACTCCCCAGCTTCTAAAGGTCTACCAAAAGTAAGAACCCCTGTTGAACTTATAAACTTAACATCATCACCCGTTGGAGTTCCTGTTGTTAAAATGTTTTGCGCATCCACACCACCTCTTGAAACGTACAAACAAGCATAACCGATTGTGTCCGCAAAAGTAATTGATGTTTCGCCACCACTTGCCGTATAACCTTTTGTCTTAACAGTATTTGCACCTACTATAATTACACCACTTGGGTCAACCTCCGTTCCTGTTGTATTGTATGCACCTGTACCTTGTAGACTTACGTTATAGGTAGCCACATCCTTATAAGGTGCGTTTATTGCTAAACTTGATATATTACAAGTTCCGTTAATAATTGTTAAGCCATCAACTCCGTTATCCACCACAAACTTAATCTCTATTGGTTCTCTTGCTAACTGCTTTTCTAACATAAACAAATAAGAAAATCCAGTCAAAGTAATCAACCCATCACAAGTAACATTCCAAGTAGCCACATCATTTTTATATTCTCTAAACCAAGCGCTTGATTGACTTGTTACCTCTTTTTGGTCTACGCTTACATTAAACGTACAATTTGTACTACACGCAAAAGCTACGTCAACCTCTGGGTCAACATCTGTTCTATGCCAATAAAGCATTACGTTATTTCCTATTACTGCTCCCATATTACAAATTTAATCAATTATCCGTATGTTTCTAATATTTCACCTGCTCCGCTAATTCTATATGCTTGTGAATAACTATCCGTAACCAAAACCCTCCACCAAATATTCGCACCATTAAATCCAACAGTTAAATATTCACTTGCATAGAAGAAATCACCAACCGAAGGAACACCAATATCTGCTAAGTAAACAACGTTGCCAGTTAAAGGCGCATCAAGAGCAGCCTCCTTAGTCAAATAACCATTTGATCTAAAGTGTGCATATCCTGTAACCTCCGATGGCAAGTTATTACTATCGTAAATAGTAGTCATTGTTGTTTCTACATTATCTGGATTAATATCCAATAAAGTAGCCATTATTACATCATTTGGTAAATCCATTGTTGAATTACCTATTATGTAACTTTTATTTTGAACAGTTATTTGTGCTGGGTCAGTATCGGAAGCGGTAATTCTCATTGCACCACTAAATCTTCCGTCAGTTGTTTCCATACCCATAAAAGAACAATCCAAGTTAATAATATTCTTATTTAAGCAGTTTGAATATTGCTTAACTACTAACTCACTTAAACTTCTATAAATATCGGTATGATATTCTTGCCTATACCAATTCTTTAAGTTTAAGCCTGTTGAATCGCTTAAAAATCCTCTATATGAAAAAAATCCGTCATTAACATCATTAAATCCTAAAGGAAGGTCAATATCTAAAACATATTCATTTGTATCATTGATAAAACTTTCTGTTGTTACTTGCTTAAAGTATGTTTCAACTACTAATTGAAAATTACCAGCTTCAATAGAGCCAACAGTTGATTTCCAGTAAGGAGCAGAATTATCACACAAAATAAGTTCAATACTTAAATCGCCTCCAAATGGTATTAGAGGCATAACCAAATCTAAATTAACTCTTGGATTTTCTGAATCAAAAGGATAGTAATAATAATGGTCATTAAAACTTGTGTTTACCCATTCTTTATTGTCATCTAAAAAAACCGAATTTATGCCATCATCAATTATTATTTTAAGAATAAATAATGCATCTGGTCCACTTGCAGGAACTCCTAATCCAACCACATCCATATTTAAAGTTAAAACATCGCCTGTATTTACTTTAGGCAAATTTATTGGTCTAACTAATGCAGTATAAGGATTTGAAAGTGAATACTCCATAATAAAAGAATTGTATCTTCTATTTGGATATGGCTTTACATAAATTATTCCATCAACAAATCTTTCTTCTTCCCAAGAAAACGCATTGCCTTCTGTTGGACTTACAACTGTATAATTCTTTAAGTCCCAGTTTGTAATATAGTTATTAGGATATTCAACTATTTTGTCAAATCTAATCTTATTATATCCTTTTCTAATTATCTTAAATTGACTATTATCTACAAAGTATAATCCACTTGTATTAGAAGAAAATCCTTCAATATTCCCTGTTGATTCATAGATTGCATCATCAAATACTGTTCCATTACTATTGTAAATAGTAACATAATAAGAATCTTGTGCAAATTGAGTTAAAGGAACTATGTAAAAGTTTCCTTTTGCTTGAAATAATCTTGAACCAACTGATCTTACAATCTTTGTTAAAACTTCAAGGCAATTTGTTGCAACTTGATTATCATTAATAAATGTTGCATAATTTATATATGATTGACCTAATGTATCCGCAGTTGGGTCATCCGTTCTATTATCCATATCCTCCGAATAAAAACTTACACCACTAACTATATAATAATCTAATGGATATTCTAAGTTTAATAAAGCAGTCTTTATGTAAAATATAGCCGTAAAAATATCAACTAATGTTGTTTCATCATCAATAAAAAAAGGTATCTTTTCTAACATGCCCAATGAATCAATCGCATTAAAAGCTAATTCTTTTCTACCTGTTGAAAAAACATATTGAACGTTATCACTTAAAATCCATCCTTGCCAATCTAAATTTGCACCACTTAAAACTCTAACAAAATATTTTCTATCATCTAATGTAGTAAAGTCTGGCATATCTTCTACATTGTCAGTAACATCTATTGCAACGTTTAATTGACTAACATAAATAGGCTCAAATGTATCATCACTTCTTGGAATGTATTGTATTTGTAAACTTATGCAAGGATATTCTATAATATCGCCATCGTAACCATCCTCATAAATATTAACTATACTTGTTACATCCGATTTAGTTGCTGCCGTAATTCTATATTTAATTTCGTATGCCATTAGTTGCCTCGTCTAATATTTAAGTTATTGTTTGCTCTTTGAGTTGCCAAAACTAAATCAGAACCCTTTAATAAGAATTCCCCTAAGAAATTACCTGCTCCACTTCCAACACCACCACCAACTGCATCTGTAGCTACACTTGTACCACCAGTGATTGCTGCCATAATAGCTTTAAATAATAAGGCTTGTGCTACCATTGAAATCAATTGAATAACTATTTGTTGGAATGCTGCTTGTAAAGCCTTACCAACATCTTCACCCATTACCATTGCTTGAATTACACTATCAAATGCAGGTGCAAGTAAACCAGTTATTGCTTGTGTTTGTTGTAACTGAAAATTAAATAATTCTTGTGCTTTAGTTTGCTCATTTATATCACGAGTAATTTGAATTGCATCATAACCACTTGTTCTGCCACCTAAAGGTGCAGCTCCTGTTGGACTTGTTATTGATGGTGCTGCTCCTCTTTGTAATAATACAGGTGCAGTCATATCTGTACTTATTCCTCTTGCCTCACCACCTATTTTTTTGATATTATCAGCAACTTGTTTTGTTGATGTGGCTAATTGCTTTGCACCCTTATCCAATAAGAAAAATGGATTATTTAAAGCTAAACTAATTGTACTTGTTAACTCCGAATTTAAACCAATAATTCCACTCCTTAATGCTAATGCAGCATTACGAGCATCTAAGTTAGCTTCCTTTGCTTTATTTATTGAACCAGCTTGAACAATTGAAGCATCAGAATATGCATTAGACATTTTAGATGCCATCTCTAAAGTCTTGTAATATTCTCTACCTGTTTGAACTATCTTTTTATTTGCATCTGCTAAAGCAATTGTTTTGTTAGCAATTTCATCAATATATCTTGATGTGATAGCTTGTGCAACTAATGCTTGTGTATATAAATCAACCGCTGCTCTTGCTTGGTCAACATTTGTGATTGTTGAAGCATACGCAGAATTTACTTTACTTAATTCGTTTTTAACCGCTTTTAATGCCTCCGCCCTTCTTTCATCACTTACACTTGCATTTTGCGTAATTGTCAAATATGCTTGTAATCTTATTCCTGTCTCACTTGCTTCTGCTCTTGCATCACTTAAACTTTGTGCAAATTTATCTTCTGCTTTTGTAGCTTCGTTTGTGCCATTTATAAAATCGGCTATTTTAGGACCAAATGCGACAATAATAGATGAAACTGCACCCAAAGCTAAACCAATACCTGCTGGACCCATTAAGCCACTTGCCATTGCTTTTAAAGCACCACCTGCACCTCCAGCATCTTTGCTTAATCTTTGGAATGATTCTAATAATGGATTCAAGTTATTCGCAATACCTATAAATCCATAAGGAGCATCTTGCGCAACCCTTGATAAGTTTGTTAAAGCATTTGTAGCTTGATTGCTTGTACTTGGCAACGTTTTAAACGCAGTACCTAACTTTGTTGTTGCGGTTACTGTTTCTTGTATATTTTTAACCGCTTGTTGATTGTCTGCGGTAATCGTAATTTTTAACGTTTCTTGTGCCATTTTATTATTTTACTCCATACAACTTTAATGTCCTTGCCAATTGTTCTTGTGTTAGTTTTGGCTTATCATCTTCAACTTCATCACTTGGTAAAGGGAAAAATGATTTTAAACTTTTAGGGCTTTTATCGGTTGTATTAGCTTTATAAATTAAATAACTAATCATCCTTGTTCTTTCCCATTCCTTTAATTGTTTATTATCATAAGCCCTTTTATACAACAAAAATTCTCGCCACGTCAATTGCCAAAACTCGTTAATCGTTAAGCCAACTTCAATAGCGAGAATAATTATTGAGTCCCAACTATAAAACCCTAATT